TAGATACTTATACAAAACGCTGAACTTTTGACCCCTGTGGCACAAAATTGGCACAACTTTTTCAGAAGAATCATAGAAATGGCGGAAAACAGGAGAAAACAACAAAAATCCATGAGCTTATCATTAACGTCTGAAACTGCTGTTGAGTACACTATCTAACCCGCTAATGACACCAACATCATAACGGTTTGTTGAGTCATGAAAATTAGAGGAAAACAGATGATTTCTACTTCATAAAACAGCTGTTGAGTAGAGCATGAATGCGAAGGCCGCTGAGGAAGCTAAGAAGATCGAAGCAGAGGACGTGCTGAAAAAGCTGCTGGCCAGCGGCGTGAGTGCAGACGAGATACTCGAAAAACTAAAATAATCTTTTAGACCTCAGACCGTGTGGGTGTGGTTACAAAATCCCATCCATACGGTTTTATAATAGAACGATTGTTTTATATCGAACAAATATACACGTTTTTCATTCCATTCCTCAAAATCACTTCCGGTGAAATTTCAGCAAAAGAACAGCAGGGGAGAGCACAGGCAAAGTAGTTACTGAGCAAATAAACAGCAATGAACAACAAGGATAAGAAATAATCAAAGCAATCAGCACATCAAAATAAATTCAGTCACTTCAAAAGTACTCTTCAAAAATCAGAAATACTGCATCGTCCAAGCCAGACCATCAGTACACCAATCAAACTATCATCCACCCCTCACCACACCCCACCCTGAGGAGCGCATCTGGGCAGGGCGAACGCCCCCGGCGGAAGCCCCGGGTCCCGGACGCTCCGAAGATCAAGCATGACAAGATGAAACAATTTTACATGATTGACATAGGGCGGAAAATGTGATACTATCATCTTATCAAAAAAGTGCGAATCCCTCTCGCTCGCGGAGGAAAAATCTCTCTCGCAATGAGAAATCAAACGATACAACGAACGAAAATCGAATTTGCCGAAGGCTGGCAGACACGAGGGACTTAAAATCCCTTTCTGGAGACAGAGTACGGGTTTGCCCCCGCCGACAGTATTAAAAACCCCAGAATTATTCTCTAATTCGAATGATTCTGGGGTTTTCTTTTTTGCTCTATTTTCTGGAAGCGTTGGAGGGACAAGAGATTTTTTGGCGAAAAAGAGAAGTTCCTTGCGCGCAACTAAAATCCATGACATAACTTGGCACATTGCAGAGAGATCGAAGCTGTCTTTTTGTTTACTGTGCAGCAGCCTTTGTACGACGCTGCCGCACCCGACGTTCCAGCGCCTTATAAAACCAGCTCAGGCAGAGCGTGAGCAAAAATACGGTCAAGGTCCAGACCACGGGCTGCACTGTAAGGCTAAACTTGTCCGCAGTCCACTCCATATACCGGATCAGTACCTGATGGATCAGAAAGCCGTAAGGGGAGAGCTGTGCCAGCCACAAAAACGGCTTTGCGGATAGCAGCCGGGAAATGAACCCTTTGCCCATGGCGAGCAGCCAGACCAGCAGCACCGCAGAGGGAGTGAACAGCACATTGTACCGGAAGGCCACTGCGCCCAGAACCCCTGTCTGCTTGGCGGCGATAAAAAGGCAGCCGCCCGCAAGCAGTACAGCGGCCAGTTCCAATAGGGAGAAAGCACTGCGCGGTAGTGTGCTCTCCTGTTTGCGGCTGTGGTAAAGACAGCCCGCGCAGCAGCTGATGGTAAAATCGCCTGCCCGGAACAGCGGACACAGATAGGTCAGGTAGAATGCGGCCTTTCCGCTGAGCCCGGCTTTCCAGACCGCAAGGGAGAAAAGGCACTGTACGCAGAAAATTGCTGCGGCAATGCAGCGCAGTTTGCGGGCATCGGCCTTTTTCAGCACGGCGAGAAGCGTGGGAAAGATGGCATACAGAAAAGCCTGCACCGAAAGATACCAAGCCACTCCATTCAGGCAGAACCAGAAACGGCTGGACGGGATCCATGTTTGCAACAGGAAAATGCTTACCGCAAGCTGCGCCGCACAGGAGAGAACCCCGCGGGCAGAGGGCTGCGCCAGAAGCCCCTTCAGTACAAATAACAGGGCGGCAGCCATCATAATAAGGTGCAGCGGATACAGCCGGCGTATTTTTTTAAAGGAGAAAGCTATGGCAGACCGCAGCCCCGGTGCTGTGCGGGGGCGGTCGTAATAGTTGCAGACCATCAGAAAACCGGACAGCGCCACAAATACTGAAATCGCCCACGGACCCAGCCACGGCGCCCCGCAATGGGAGATGACCACGCACAAAAATGCGACTGCCCGCAGTCCTTGTAAAGATGAGATCAGCTTTTTGTCTGTCAC